ATATCATTAATATATATATTACCACTTGCGTTAGACCTAGCACAATCACTCCAATTTCTTAATTTAGTAGGACAGTTTGATTTAACAGGAACAATAACAGTATCTAACAGTTTAACACATTCTTCACAAGGTTTAACCCCATCACTACCTGTATATATTGTTGGCGACACATCGTCAAACCAATTATAATCATAAGTTGTTCCACCCCAATTGTTCTCTAATTGAGCTAAATCACTAGAAATCTCTTTCAATTCCCAACAAAGTTTATTTGTAAAGTCCAAAATAACACCACCAACAACGTTACCCGGAACCGCAGGAACCGGTTGAATAACTACAGTAGTTTTATTCGGTCTTTCTCCGCATATTAAATAAGCGTAATACGTTTTCTTAGAAGACGGTGTTGGAGTCATTGTCATTGTTTGAGTTGGGGTTTGAGTTTGAGTTGGAGTATTTGTCGGAGTTTTAGTTGGAGTCTGAGTAGGAGTTTTAGTTTGAGTAGGGGTTTGAGTATTTGTAGGCGTAACTGTAGCCGTATTTGTTGGTGTTGGTGTTGGAGTTGGAGGTATAGACCCAATTGTTGGTGTTTGACTTGGAGTATGAGTTGGTGTTTGTGTTTGAGTTGGCGTATTTGTCGGAGTTTTAGTTGGTGTTTGAGTTTGGGTAGGCGTAACTGTCGTAGTATTTGTAGGAGTAGGTGTTGGTGTAAGACAACCAAATTCACATTCAATATCGTAATCAATTCTCATTTTAATTAAAACATTAGAATTATGTAACGATTCCGGTTCACAATTTGTTGAGATTGTTATTTCATTTGTTAATGGATTAATATCAACATTTCCCGGACCAATTTGAGGGCACGATTCAATCAATGATGCGATTGTTGAGTACCATAAATTATCTGAAGGGTAATCCTGCAATGTAGACCCTGTATAGAATGTTGCGGAATTAACACAGTCACCAATGACTGTTGACGCTGAGAATATTGTTTGAGTTAAAAGACAATTTTCATTCCCTATAATTAATTCGGCATATCCCTCATTTAAATATTGTCTAGGACCTGAGTAAATTTTCATAGGTTTGTTTAATTCACCTAAACAAACATTAGAATAACCTACTTGGTTTTCGTAGACTTTATCTCCCCTAATACCCATTCTTTTCGCTTTTGAACACCCTGAACTATCTACAATTCTAACCTCATAATCACCCGGAGGTAAATCAGTTATTTCCATAACAGTAGTTCCAACAGTATCTCCATCAAAATATAATGTAAACGGTGGTGTCCCGTTTGTTATATAAGATGTTAACGAACCATTACTATTAATAGAGTCAGTACTTAATAAATGAAAATCAATAGTATTTGAACCATCAATGGTAAACGGAGATGATTGATTACATAACAATGCGTCTGTCACATTTGCAATATAATTACCTGAAAATAAATTAGTAAAAGTGTATGACGTAAATGAAGTTGATATAGATTTACCATTAATTGTATACAAATAAGGTGGAGTTCCACCTGAAGTTATTTCCAATTTAACCGACCCATCTTTTCCGTTACAAGTTGTTCCGGTTGTGGTAACTGTTAAATCATACACAACATCATTATTAATGACGTAAGTCCCCATAAATACACATAAAGCAGAACCTGAATCAGATACTGTTAATGAATATGTTCCTGACGATAAAAAATCAAAAATCCAAGTACCACTATCTGATGGTGTTTGACTGTCTGAATTACCGTCAGAATCTGTTAAAGTAAATGTATAAGGAGCAACCCCACCAAAAACTTGAATAGGACCTATTGCTCCTGATGAATCATTACACTTTGAGTTTCTTGTATTAACAGAAACTGTAGATATCCCCATAGGAACTTGTAGAGTAACTGTTGCTGTAAACGTACATAACCCGGCATCAGTAACTTGAATTGTAAATCCTCCAGCACCCAATCCACTAAAGACAACAGTTCTGTCAAAAGTAATATTTGTTACACCATTTGACCCTAAGTAATAAAATGGTGGTGTACCGCCGGTTATAGTTATACTAACTTCACCATCACTACTAAAACAAGTCGGTTGTGTTAAATAAGCAACACCAAAACCAACGGGTTCTATTTTACCAACAAACCCACTTTTACTTATACTACATCCTGTATTATCTGTAACTGTCACAGAGTATGTCCCTGTCGATAAATTAGAAATAGAATCCCCAACACTACCGTCAGACCATAAATACGTATATGGTGGGTTACCTGTTAATCCTGAAATAAACATTTTTCCGGAATTAACTGCACATCCCGCATCGTTTACAATGTAGAAACCATAATCAATTGTTGTTGAATTTTTAATAATACAAGTCTCAGACTTCCCGGTACAACCACCTCCGTCATCAGCAATCACATAATAAGTTCCATAAGGTATTGTTGTGAATTCAAATGTGTTTGAATATGATGCCCCTGAGGATACAAACCCTGTTGTATTATTATATAAACTAAAAGTTGATATATCATACGCATTAATTGTTGACGCAATTAGAGAACCATTATTGAACCCACATAATGTGTTGGTTGCTGATGTTATTGTAACACAGGTTCCACTAGATATAATAATATTTACCGGTAATATTGTATTGGTTGGAGCACAACTATCAATAATGTTGAATGAATACGTTCCTGCGGATAAACTTGTTGCGTTATATGTTGTCGCGCTTGGACCTAATGAAATAGTTGTTGCCGATGGTGATAACCATTGGATGGTATAATCAGGAGCTTCACCAATAATATCAATGGTGAACGAACCTGAATTAGTATTAGCACAATCTCCTGTTATACTAGCGTTATATGTTAAATTACAAGGCATTTTTTATTGTGGACAAGTTATATTAAAGTTTATTCCTACATTTATACTTATAGTTGTATTTAGTGGAGAAACAGAACAATTTATGTTCCATATCTTAACTTTTGTTGGTGGTGAACCTATTTCATCATTAACTGAACGTTCATAACGATAATCATACCCCATTAATATTAAAGTAGAAAGACTATTATTTAACGCTGTTTCCCATGCAGATACACAAGGCATCGCATCACTACAAAGGTAACCAACCGGGTTTGAGTATCCTACCCCATCAAAGAACACATCTTGAATAATATTAGTTCCATTTATACTTATGTCAACAAACCATTCACTAACAATTGTTCCGTCTCTATAACACGACCCAACATCTATTCCATTATCGGTTTCCCACTGATTAATAACATCACTAAAAACACCACTAAAACTATCAAATTCCATTACATTTTCCGGATATCGATTACATAAGGTATACCAAACATCACAATTAAGTTGATAAACACTACCCGTGAATTTACAAGGTTTACAAATAATTGGTACCAACGCACACCCTCTTTGTCTTCTCCAAACAAATTTTTGTCTATGAAAAATAGAATTCTCTAATTTAACACCCGTATTCCAAATTGTAGTTGCCGGAATCATTTGTTCAACTAATCTAATCCAATAATCACCCATACCTTCAACATACTCAATCATTGTTTTGTATGTGAAGTTATCATTTGGAATTCCAGCTAAAGATTCTGATTGTAAATAATTCCAATATATTGATGATAACGTTGGATATCCACTTGTTCCACCATCTGTTGCAAATTGTCTATTTCTAACATTAATTGTGTTTTTCCAAAATGTTTGAGCAAACTCAAAAAAGGTTTCTTTCCTTGGTTGGGGATTAATAAGGGTTGAGTCAACACCACCGTTATGTGGATAAGACGATACCGGATTAGGGTTACATCTTGTTGGTGCAACATAACCCAAACCTTGATTATTAATTGGGAAGTTGTATTGTCTTGACATATACCAAACATCGTAAGATAATCCTTGAGAGGGGTTTAAGTATAAATCAATATTTTTAACATTAATAACTAAACCTTCTGCCCCAACATTATATAATGCGTTATACCCACCATCTAAATTATTTCTATCCCCAATTTCACTATCAACCCACGTTTTATTGTTATCTACGGCTGTTCTTATGTTATAACCTAAATCAGTAAATGGGAATGATTTATATACATTCAAATATTCTTGCCCATAAGTAAATGGAGCTAATTTTGTTTGATAATTAGGATTTGAACCTGTGAACACACTATTAGTTAAATCCGGTTGTTCTAATGACCTATGTTTTGGTGTTGATTCAAACCAACCAGCACCCATCTGATAAAAATATGTTTCAGAATTACCCGGTGACATAGGATATCCACTATCACTAATTGGATAATCTCCTTTACTTAAATCAACTTCTTGAAGAACTGATGTTGTTGTAAAACCAGAATATTGAACCCCTTGTATATTGAATGTATATCCACTCTCTAATGTCGGTAATGTTTTAGAATATGTTCCACCCGATATTTTAGCATATTGAGAGTCGAACTCTGACATATTAATTCTTTGGTCAGCTAAACAAACATACTCATTAAAATCAATTAAAGCGTCCGGAGCACCAATTAACCTCATTAAAGTTTCTATGGATTTTCTAGTCCCTTTTGATTTAAACAAATAGGCGGAATTAAGAACTAAATTCTTATAATATTGGTAGTTTAACTCGTCAGGCGTTTGAGACTGTCCTACACCACTAAAAGCGGATTTATCAACATTCTTTTGACCAAATACCGAACCTAAAAAGTCCTCGTTAGTAATTGGGGACATATTTGTCGCCCAACCTAATGTTTGTGATAAATTTTTTAGTAATTGAGACGGAATATCGTTTCCGGTGTTATAATTCACCGAATTCATATAAGCTAAACCATTAATGAATTTCTTAGTTTCATCAAAACTTCTACCGTAAATTTGTAATATTTTTTCAATTTTTTGGTCAGAGGTGTCAAATTCTTTAAGTGAATCAGTTGTTAAAAATCTTGAAACAAGATTTGTTTGATATCCATCAAAAGACAAACTAATCTCATTTAATGTTGTTAAATATATTGTAAAGGAATTGGTTAATATATCCAAATTCCAATTACCATATAACGGCCAAGTCACTAACTTATTTTGAATATAAAAAGTTCCATCATCGTTTTCATTTGGAACTTGGAAAGTTGCTGTATAAATAGGAACAACATTTCTATTTAATAAAAATCGTTGAACTTCATCCAAATCCTCATTAAGAACTCTATTAACCTGATAATCATTTGGTCTAATAACTAAATCATCTTGTGTCTGAGTTTGACCCGGAAAAACATCACCTTTAAGGTATATTCTAAGGGTTCCTGTAGTTGATGACGTTGTTGGCTCAATATGAGTAACATCAAATCCAACACCACCATAATATAAGGAGTATTTGGCAAATTGATTTGTCATATTTCTTAAAGGAGAAACTTGAATCTCTCTTAGTTCTAAATTTCTAGTTGCGTTAACAGTAAAATCAATATCAAAAGGGTTTCTAATTCTTGAAATATCTAAATCAATACTTGTTTCATTAACTATTGGATTATATGAAATGTTTGTCGCAGTAGCTCCGGTTAAATAGTTTTCATCCATAAAAGTAACCTCCAACGCTGCCGGAAATTTACTAATAATCATTTCAACCGATGTTGAAATTCTTTTAACCATTGAACCGTATGATGTAAAATTAGTTACTTCAGTTAAATCAAAATTAGGATAAACTTTAAAATTGTTTTCAAATATCACCTTTGATTGAACAACACTATTAACCCCCATACTATCTAAGTTAATAGGGTTTGAGAATGCTCCTGTTGTAAAAGTTCTATTTGATTTTTCCTTAACTCCTCTAGTGAACTCAAAATTTCCTTGCGTCAATCCACCCCCCGCAACAAGTTGGAATCCAACTAAATTATCGGAGAATGTACCTGCACCGGATGCTGTCTGTGGTGGACACGTAAATTTTTCTATTGCCATTATTGGGTTATATTTGTAAAGTTTTTACTAAAATCTATGTTATTCCCTCTGTCTTGTCTAACTTCATATAATAACTCGTTAAATTGGTCTCTAATCTCATATAAGTTGTATTGTTTGTATATGTTATTAGCATTATCGTATAGTGTATACACACCATCATCAATAGATTTAGTTTGATTACCATATAAAGCAATAGCCAATGTTGAGAAATCGTGTTCTCCAATTTCAATATCCAAAGTTATTGGATTAAAGAAAGTATTTGTTATAATAACATTTTGATTTGGTTGACCAATATATGGTGTGGCGTTTGGCTTATTTGTTGGTGCCGAAGATGGTGTTAATGTACAAAACAATAAATTAGTGTTATTATCTGTATATCGATATCTAATAGCCTTTTGAGATGAATTTGTTAAGTTTTGAACAACCGGTTCACAAAAGAATGATGAGGTAATAATTCTAAAGAAATTAGGTATCTTTGTCCCATCAGCATTTAGATATTCAATTCTAAAACCAACTAACCCTTGACTAACAAATTTGTTTCTATAAGTAGATGGAACAGAATTTAAATCAAAAATTAATCCTTTAACATTAGGAAGTGCCGATAAAACACCACAATCTAATATTGTTGTTCTTATTTGAGCAGGTCTAATAAAAATCGTATAAATCCCAATTTGATTAAATTGTTCAGCAGGTAATTTTAAATTATATAAACCACCTAATATCTCAATACCATTATTCACACCTGTAGTATCATTATTATAATAAGGTCTTAAAATAGACTTCGCATCCAATTTTGTTAAAACAAAATTATCTGTTTCATCTCTTGATGGAGTATAATTTAAAATTATCTCAACATCTTCCGGACTTACGTCAGCCGGTCTTATTGTCCCATATGTTCCTGTAGCCATATTATATACTATTATTTACATTAAAAAATTTATATCCGTATTTGACTAAATCACCTACGTTGTCAACCTCACCCAATCTTTCAACTCTCTCAAGTGCTGAGTTCTTCCCTCGTTCTATAAATATGTTGGATTGTACTTCTGCTTCATCAATTATATTCATTAATAAATCATTTTTTACTATTTTTTCACAAACTAACATATCAGAAGTTAAACCCGAAGATTTTACAACAAAAATTGTTGTCCCATTTGAATAATCATAGTAATCAATATCATTAATTGTATAGGCGGTATATAAACCATTTGAACTTACTCCTGAATATTTACCAATCGTACCAGTATTACCCGTCACCCATTGATTAGGTATATATTGAGTCGTTCCATATTGTTTTAAATCACTTAACGATGACATTGTATATCCCGTTATTAAAAATGGAATTGATGTTATTGGGTTAAATAAATTAATATCATTTAATGTTGCACCACAACTTGAATCTCCACTGAATATATAATCATACGATAATAACGTATTTGACCAATTACCACCCGCAGGTTTAAAATAAGCAACCCCTTTAGGATTTGTTATTGTTACACCCGTGAATGGTGTGTTAACCGTTTTTGTTATTACATTTGTCCCCCAAGGGCTCATACCTGACATAGTGATTGTATATGCCGTATTATTAGCATAATCATGGTACATTGATGTTGATGTTACCGCACTAACTTGCCCATCACCCCAATCAATCTTGTATGTAGAAAACTCCAAATACTTTTTAAACTCAATATCCGATGTATTATAAACATAACACCTTTTTGAGTTTGAACTATTGCCCGAAAAGATAAAATTCGTCATAGTTTCTTGTTGTAACACCATACCATCAAATACAGAATAATATCCTATGTCTGTCACAGTTTCTGTTAATAAAATTGGGATAGTTAATCCGGTTAATAAAGAAGTACCTGATTTGGTTGTCGCCGACGAAATATTAGTAGTGTTTGTACCTCCTGACAAGACTTCTGTCATTGACGAATAAATGTAAGATGCCCCCACTAAATCAATTTTAAAGGTTTCTGCAGGAATAATACAACACTTATTAACAATACCTGACCCCGTTATAGTTCCAGCATTATAATTAACTTTAAAAATGTCTCCACTAATAAATTCCGGTGATATTTTAATATGATAATCTCTTTCTGTCATATTATGGATTTATATATTCATACCATTTTATTGGAACTGATGTTCCTCTTCTTACACTATTATCCCAAACTTCATATGTTTTTTCATTATAATTTAACCTTACCTCATAATAAAAATAAATCTCAGGGTCAAACATAAATTTTGATGTAATATTACTTTGTGGTGTATTTGTCATTTTAACAAAAACACCCAATCTAGCATCAAAAAATTTTGCTGTCATATAAAATTTACTAATGTCTAAGAATTTTTTATTTCTTAACCAATATAGAAAGAACCCTTCTTTGTCACCCACATAATCTAACTTAAATGATGGTATTTTAATTTGAACTGAAGGTTTATACGAACTCACAACTTCTGTTACCGTAAACCCTTGTTGCACAGGTAATATCACTGTAAAATAATTAGTTTGAGTGATAGTATCTTTACTATCATAAAAATCCAATTTAAAGAAAGATTTAGTAAATGGTTTTACATAATAATATATTTCACTTATGGTAAATCCTTCCGGAACATAACTAGTCACCCAATAACTTGACGGAGCAGTTGTTACTAACGAAGATGGATTAACAGGAACCGTTGGAACTAAATTACCATTTGAATCCAACTGTAAGTCACTAAAAAAATGAAAATCGTATTTAATATCCGTTTTTGTATCACTACTATACGGTGCGTGAGCAAATCTTAATACTTCAAAATCCCCCGGAAATCCAACAATATCCTCAACAACATTTTGTTGATATTCTTCAACGGCATCACCTTGCCCAAGAAAATCCCATTTAATTTCAATCGGTATATTGATATATTTGTCGTCACCTTTTGGTAAGGTAAATTTATAACTGTTATTATTCACAATCGTCTTTTGTTGGTTGAGCAGCTCCATAAAGAGTTGCGTAATTATTTAAAGTACTTTCTATATAATTAGTTCCTTCCGGTATTATTCTAAAAATAAAATTTTCATATGGATAATGTTTTCCATTTAAAAATGGATAATCAACACCATTACCGAGACCATCATTAAAACCATAGGTATATAAATCTCTCCAAATAAATGAATTGTATGTTGTTGAAAAATATGAGTAATCCGGAACACCCACCATATTGTTAATGCTACCTGTTTCTATATAATCAGAAAACCCTCTTATTTTCATTCGTCTATTTGGTTTGTAGTAATAACCAAATTGATTATTATTCATATCTACCAAACTCATATCAAACACATCAGTATTAAATGTAAACTTATGATACATTTCAGAAATAACTCTTTCTTTTTGTTCATAATCATTCCACTCACAGTAATTACCATTTATTGTGTCACCACTTTTAAGTGATTTAAGATATGTGAAATCAATATTTATTCCATTCACATTACCACCATAAGGTGTGTTATAATACCCCGTTGGATATGCGTTATTATTTGAATCCACAAAATTTGATTCTACCGTATCCACATCCCACCAAGTTTGTGGGTTATTAAACTGAGTATCCGGTGGTAAATTAAAATCAAACCCCTGTTTTAATCCCACATCATTACCATTACTATCAACACCCCCAAAAGTTAATCCAAAATACCCTTTCCAAATTGTTGTAATATATAACTCACTAATTGGTCGTTTTTGATTGTCACGCAACTCACTAACATCAATATCTTTATTAAACGATAAAGTATATGATTGAGCATTTTCTTTAATTGAAACTCTCTTTACATTATTTGGTGTATAAACAGGACTTTCAAATTTCTTTTTAGTCCCAAATATATTTTTTTCAAACCCGGCATTAACTAAAACAGCGTCATTAACATCTGTAATTATTTTATGTTGAATCACATAATATTTGGATGTAGTATCATTAGGGTTTTCATAATTTATAACTCTTTTAAATGTTCCTGTAGTTTGGTCATCCACAAAAATTGAAGACCCGTATCCGATATTAAATATGTTAAAGATATACTCATTAGTTCCCGGCAAACCGTCTCCAAAAGAAAATACTTGATATGTATTAACATACCCATTATTTAATTTTATTTTTACAAATTCAGATTCCGATAATCCGTGTTTAACGGGACATCTAAATTGAATTATAGGGTTCCCTCCCTCCATAATATCATTACCGTCATTATCCTTACTATTAATTATAAAAGGAATCCCATCAACAGCATTCCAAACAAAAGTAGGAACATTAGACCCGGTACCATCATAAAAATTCATAACCTTATCTATGTTCTTATATGGATAACTAACAAAATGATTCCAATTATAGGTTGAAGCACTTCTAGCGACAAAATCAACGTGAACCTGTGGTTGTCCATTTGGAATTGTTGATGGTATTGGAACCGTGTATCCCGAAACATTGTAATCACTTCTAATAAAATCAAACTCATCATATTGGGGAAATCCTTCCCAACTTACTGAGGTAGACAACGCCCCACATTGTCTTAAAGTTAACGCAGTTTCATTAATGTAATATAAATTATTTTCTAATGGTTCATAATTTGTTGAACCCGTATATGAGTTATTAAATAACACTTGAAACTTACAAACCGGTCTAAATGTTGTCGATTTTTGCCTTTCATCGTTAAATATTTGAACTAAATTAACATCAATACTCCTATCAAATTCTTCAAGATTTTTTGTGTTTTGAACCAATGGTGTTGGTATCGATAAATTAGTGTCCGTCGACGTTTTATACCTTAACGACCCTAATACTATTCTTATATCATCCATCTTAATTTATAACGTTACTAGTGTTTATCCATTTTGTTCTAAATCTATCAAATGCCGACGCTCCTCTTCTAAGTCCAAAATAAAAGTGAAATGGCGCTCCGACAGTAATCAAATCTGTTTCAGGAGTATTTTGACTCCAATATTGTGGTTTTGCAGTTATTGAGTTATTTTGGTAAGTTGGTAAACTATTCCCATTAGTGACTGCGTATATGTAACCTTTAAAAAAGTCATTTTGTGACTGATTAGTAGTTCTAAAATATCTAGATACCGGTAATAACCTATCCAAAGATTGATATTTTGAAGAAAAAATTGTTTGAAAATCCCAATCATTTGATTCACCACCAAAAATACTTCCCGCATGCTCACCACCACCATCAATTCTCCATTGTGATAATGGAACTTCTTGAGAATAAACTGTAAAATTATTAAATGTACAAATACTTGATGTTGTCCCTGTTGGATTTATTATTGTTCTTTTTGGTGAAACATAATCTCTAATTTGAGTATCCGATGAAAAGAATATTCCCAAAGAATTCTTACAATCAAAGAAAATAGGGTTTTGAATACCAGGGTCAACCAATGCTGTTCCTGTACCTGTTCCGGGACCTGTTGCGATAAATGTTGTTGTTCCCGCAACGTATCCCGGAGGTGCTCCAATCGACGTAAAATCTGTTGGGTTAGAAGCCGTTCCACCCGACAAAATTTTATATCGAATACCTGTTACAAAACCACCCGCACCTACCGTTGTTGGTGCATCAGGATAATTCGACGATTGGAATGCTGCAACACCTAATTCAGAATTAATTGAAATTAATTGAGAGTAATCAGCATCAATTAAATATTTCCCTTTTCTACTATTTTGAAAATACGCAAATATGTTAAACGCCCCTAACAAATTATTTAAAAAGTTATTATCCATAAATCTACTTATAATAAATAAATTAAGGATTTCATCAACGTGAGAATACGTTGAACTTGTTAACTTATTAACCAAGTATCCGTCATACTCGTCAGACATCACCAATTCTTGTAAAAAGTCCGCTCTAGGACCCAAATCCATAATTGTTGTTGGATACTTTAGGTCAGCACTAAATTCACCTGAATTGGAGTCATAAGGTGAACATCTATAATAAAAACTTCTAGATGGATTATGATACATAATAACACTATTACATTTCTTTCCTTGCGGAAAGTTTGGTGGATTTGATGTTGGAGAACTAAACCCACTAATCTCATTTTTAAATGGAAAAGCATATAATACTCCATTCACCCAATTATTATTAAATCTGTGAGAAAACACATTTCTACACGCACCAAGCATCACCATATTTCGAGCAATCCATTCAAACATTAATTCCCAATCTCTAAATAAAGAAATAAATATTGTTGTAATAAAGACATAACATCCACCCACAAAAATCGTTTCACCCTCATATTGGAGACAATCACCACCTCTCGGTCTTACGAATATAGTACTATTTACAGGACTTGGAGTACAACCATAACAGTCCAAATTAACGGAACCAGCACAGGTAAAAGTGTTTATAACTCGATTTATTTTTGGAGAACCAACTAAATCTTCCCTAACATCATCTAAAGACCCGTTACCAAAAGACCCTGTTGACCCCGCTATTGAATTTATCCCGATTACACCTGTCGAAGGTATTAAATACAACGTTAATTTACTGTTTTTTTGTAAAACACGTCCATTACAACAGTATTCCTCAACAACAGTCCCTGTCGGTAATCTATCGCCTCTCATAACAATTTGATTATTACTAGCACCAGAATAAGAACCAACCCTACCTAATGTAAAATTCATAGTATTTCCCGTACTATAGATTGGTGAATAATAATACGTTAAAACTCGAGTTGGAGGAAATCGATAATCACCGTACTGATACCAATATGGAGTATCGGATGGGTCGAAATTAAGGGAAATTCTTAAATATTGAATGTCCATGAGCATCATTGATGCTCCCTCAACAATCTCATTAGGAATATATCCTTCAGTCCTACCTGTCACATTATAGACACTTGGATTATCTGGAGTAGGTACCTGCATATAACAGTAACCATTAAAATCCCTTATCATCCCATAAGGAGTGTATGTATACGCTTTAGTAAAATCATTATTTAAACTTATTCGTAAACCAAATGGTGAAGAACTTGCACCATTACTTACGGTAGGTGTATTCGGATAAGCTCCATTTGATAGTGAATCATCACTTGTTTGAGTTGTCCCACGTAAAGGTTGTGCGTTTTTACAACTTGGTGCGTAAAATAGTGAACGATTATCTAAGTTAGAATAATAACTAATTAAGTTTGAATTAAACCCTGAGAATCTAGATGTCATTTGCGTCCAAGTAGACGCTGTCACTCCCTGAGTATAACCTGTAACAAATTGCCAAGTTTCTTTTTGATTAGGACAATAAGAAAATGAGTTAAAATATAAATTTTGTCCAATAGCGTACCCTGTTTCAGTATTAATATTTCCACCTACCGTTGGTTGGATTCCACCTACCCAAGTAGCCCCTGTCACATAATTTGGTGTGCTACCAGTTGGTAATGGTGTCCAAGCAGGTAATGGTGTTGTAACCGCCCTTTCATTACCATCGTGACTAATATTTAAAAATTTACCCTGAATCGGAATATTCATTCTATAGTAACCACTAATCTCAACATCACTTTCATTTTGATGTCCAAAAAGTTTACCAATACCATATTTAATTGGTATTTTACTGGTATATGGGTCAACACCTCTATTTAATATCACAACAACGTTTTCATTACGGTTTCTAACATAATTCATCGAATCATACTTTTGAACTCCAAAAGGTATTGGGTCTGGATGTGTGTTACCATTAGGTCGATAATAACAATTTGGGTTAAAAATAGTACCCGTCCAATCCCGTCTTCCTCCATTAATAGTTGAGAACAATTGAAACAAAGTCGACTCATTTCTGAAGTATTTTTTATTTAATGAATTAGGTAAAGTATTTACACATTGACCACTAAAATTACTGTATGTCATAGCAGTAATAACTTGGAAATATTCTATATCAATAGGGAATTTATGGGTATTTGTAGTTGTTTTTGCACTATATGGACCAGCATCATCAAATACTCTAACATCATAAGTAGTTGATAACATACTACTAATACCGTTAGGATGTGCGTAATTAACTGTCACCGTTGTATCACCTGTATATGTTGTTCCTGTAATTGCGTTGTTATTAAATATATTTTTAATACCTCCCGTTAAATTTGGGTCTTTACTAAAAGTCGGATTTTGAAAAGCCAACATTTCTCCCGCAACTAATCTTCTAGCAGTTGATTTATCACATAATATTACAATAGTATTATCTTTATGAAATTTACCCGGATTACGTGCTTCGTCAAAAGTAACATTAATTCTATTAACACCACCTCCCGGATTAGTTGTACCACTATTAAAATATTTCGCTTTAACATTAAATAAGTTAATTCTATCCGCCATTGGTAATGCGTTAGTAAACCAATCATACGCAAAAGATGTACTATCACCCCCTTCACCCACAGCAATAACCTCACTTTGTAAGTAAGGTGCTCCAATAGTGGATGACCCATATTGATTATCAAATTGATACCCCGCAAAATCATTAGCAAAAATAACTTTTCTTTGACCCGGAAACCCATTTGGATTTGTCTCAGCATTAAAGGATGGTAATTTAAACGTTGCAAAGGTAGATAATGGAACACTTATTAAACCAGCATTTAATGGTGATATTGGTTTAGGGTCTGACGATATTGTTGGACACGGTACTAATTCATTTTCTTCATCCTCATCATTACCATCCGGGTCAGGGTTTTCATTAACACTTTGTCCTTGTTCACAAGAACAAAGGTCACAATCCGGATATGTTAATATAGGAACTTTTATCCCTTTTAAGTCAAGTTTCCATAACAGCCTTAAAATATACGCCAAAAGAAGTCCTAATATTATATATATAACTATCATAGCCAAATACCCCGCAATCATCCCTAAAGCATATGGAACACAACCAAGAATCAATATCCCGTAGTTAATAATACTAATAGCACACCAAACAATTAATCCAGGTATAACTATAAGCCTTAATAACCACACAACAAAATATAAAATGTGCATCACCAATATTAACGCAAAGAATACCGGTGTAAGTATTATACTGAAAAACATAAAAATTATGTATAGTATGTCAAACCTAAAATTACCATCATTTGTTGGAAATTTATTATTTTCAGTTTCACAAGATTCCTCTAAGATATTTTTAATACCGACATACCTTTCACTTCCGCTACCCCCTCTATGATTATATATAAATTCTGATACAGTATAAACTTTATTATACTGCATTATGTAAAACTTATCATCACAATTTATAGCGTCTTGAATCATTTGAGTATTTCCATAATCATTCCAATCAACGCTAAAAGCATACGATTCAAATTGATTGGAACTATATTCTCTAATATTTGGTACTAAAAAATAAGCTCTTTTAGTAAGGTCTGATAATGATGGTGATTGAGACCATTTTACTTTAAATCTATATTTTGCTTTAGTTGGGATACCAACCTCAGGGTCATTTGAAAGAACTTGTTCTCCAAACTCATTGGTTACATAGTAATCCATATTCATTGGGACATCTACCAACCAAGTTCCGTTTTCATCAATAACTTTACCACCCCCCTCTAAACTAAAATTTTCAAGAATAGGTAACCCGTTAGAATCTTGTTGTATTGTTTGTCTAATCGCCAATATTTCACCGGGACCCGTAGTTAAACTACATTGATACCCCGACCTGTTAGTTGGTTTACAATTAGACTTTAATGCGTTAGTATCTGAGTCAGAAATTATAGAACCCATAAAAATAGATGTTGGTCGAATATCAACATTCGCCTCACTACTTAAATCAAAATCTGTTCTTGTTATACCTAAATTACAAATTTCAGGTTGTCCCCATAATGGTTCAACCTCAATACTTCTATTTACCGATACAATTTGTGGTAATTCTCTTAAATTATTTGATGATTTAAAATTTGTTCCGGATACTTGAGCTTCTGTTGCAAGACCCATTCTAATCAAATCTTGAGGTGATAATGAAAATTCTCCAATGTCAGACAAATCAACATCTAAAACAATTAGATGAGCACCAACAGGAACCCCAAAAATCATATAATCACCACTATCGTTTGTAACCGCATTATATTTATAATACTTGTCGTAAACTTCAATTAAAGTTGGGTTAGTTAAAACATCCGTTCTAGTGAAAAATGTCCCGGTAGGAACGTGAGCACTATATGATGGTTTATAGGGTAGTAAATTATATCTATAACCATCATCATTATTATCTAACAATGATTTATACGGATATAACTCAGAAATAATTGGGTCAGCTTGGTCTTTACTATCTAAAGGTATGAAGATAGATACTTTGGCATTTGGAACACCAAATCCATTATTAACACTAACACGTCCAACAATAACACCATAATCAGCACATTGTCTAGTATAGATGTCTGTTTGTAATATTTTTAAGGATAATATTTCTAAATGTTCGAACTCTTGGTCAATTAATACTTTAACTGAAGTGTCAACACCGACCTTTGTTCTTATTCTATAAGATTTTGACATTTTTATCTTTTTTAATAAATAGTTTATATACCATTTTTAAAAGATAAAACATTTTTTTTGAAAATAAATTATGGTTTAAACTTATATTGTTTAACAAAATCAATAGGGTTTGATTTTTTTTCTAAAAAATTATTAACAATACTAATAACATATTTGTGAACAGTGTTATCAATAGATGTGTGAGTTGTATTAGGAATATCAACATTAAGGACTTTAGTTATTCGATTATCCTTAAATAAGGACACTCGTCCCCCTGAATTGGTGAAGAAAATCATATTGTCCGACCATTTAACAGACATAAAGTTTATCACATAACCAACATTATCTTTAATTTGATAATCATAGTTATTATACAATTGGTTAGCACTATCTAAGAAAACAACTAAATCAACACCAATTTTTTCTTTATTTAAATTATCCAACACCTGAGCAACATTATACCCACCAATACTATGTCCAATAAGAACAACCTTACCTGTTGGGTTAAATAGCCTAAAATACTTTACTGTTTTAAAAACCTCTTCGGACGTTAAATTATAGTTGTTTGTTCCAATATATGTAATTACACTTGTCTCTTTAGTTTCGACCTTACTTTCAACCAAACCCAAACCATCTAAGTCCCTCGACTTAGAAATGTCAATTTGAACCTCATTAGCCCCTGACACATCCTTGAATGGTCCTAACGAACCTTCAACAACTATAACTAAATTTTTGGTATTTTTATTAAAATAATCTTGGGGGTGTTGGATTGTTTCTAATTTTCTTCTTTCATTAAAATCGGTAATATCTGAAGTAATAAAAGAACTAACAATTATTAATAAAAAAATTTGAAATTTTGTTACTTTTTTAGTTACCCTAATTTGATTAAAAAAAATCAAAAAAATAATAAAAGAACAAATCAATCTGAAGTTAAGATATAATCCCGCAACAAAACATTGAGACCAAGTCCCATTATACCCTTTAATAAAAGTTAAAATATCTGTAATATAATCCATTTATTAAAAATAGAGAATACCGATTAAATTATCAAGAGAAATTAACCGTTTTTAAATTTTTAACTCTAATGTTTATATCTTTGTTTGCATATTTTATTTGGTAAGTTTGGTTTGGTTCCGCAAAGATTGTATCATCAATTAACCCTATCTGATAAGTTGTACTGTCAATATATCGTTGAGATGTTTGAGATGATGAATACTGTCCACCAACTTTATTAAAGACTTGAATATCGGATAATGAAATTACCCCGTTTTCACTTTGTATTAATCTTCTTAATTCAGAAATATTAACATTTTCACCCATTTGTCTATTTTCCGGATTAAAATATTCCGAAACAATCGTAATGATTTGAGAAATAACTGTTCCTTGGTTTTGTGTATTATCTAAAACAACATCAATATTAAATCCTAAATCAATAACGTTAGCACTTTGTATTGACACATAATCATTTATCATACGATAGTTTGATAAATAATTTGCAACATTATTCTTTAAAGTGTTTGAAATTACATCTGTTAGTCTACCTGTTTCATCATACGACAACATTTGGACAATAATTTTATTATTGTTTTCCGTTATTGATACTTTTGCCGGAGCTCCAAATTGTGAAGGCATTGTTCGGATTATTGAATCGTAATCATTTACGGTTACCGCTCTTTTTTGTGATGAGAAATTATATGAAACTAAATTTCTAACTTCTTCAGTTGTTGGGTAATTAGCTCCCCCAATCGCTGCGGTTACGTTTGTACATCTTAATGAATTTACTACAGTTGTGTTAATACTATCTGATGGTCCGTTCACAAAGAATGATACTGTACCTATTTGAGTAATTGAATTTACACCAATATTACTACCTACACCACCACCAACTCTATATTGTATGAATAGTGTTGTATTTGGTTTTAAAGTACTACCTAACGCTAAGTTGTTGGAATACTTATATAGATTTAATTGATAACCATCTCTTGCAAACTCTCTTAACTGTTCGTCCGCAGATTGTGAACCACCCCCAAAAGTAATTTTTAAAAATCCTTCAGGTGTAAATTCACTAATAAACTTAGTACTTGTTTGAATGTATTTCCCCACTTTAATCCCCGGAGAATCCGATACTTTTGTTGGGTCTTCTACAAATACTCTATCTTCCGCCAAAGCATCCACTTCATACCATCTATTATCTAACCCTAAGAACTCCTGAACTGACGGTATATTAGTATACTGTGTACTATCTTTCAACAAAACACTAGTTATACCCAATACATTCTTGTCCGGTAAAAATAATTCATAAAAAGGTCTAACATCATTAGGTGTTATTACTTTTTTAAACACTTTTGTTGTTCCATTAACAACAGTTTCTCGTTTAGTAATTGTATAGTTTAATAATTTATTATTTGAATCAAAATTAGGTATTTTTAGTCTATTTGGAAAACCTTCACCATTAATAGGTGATGAGAAATCAATATCATATACAGTTTCAAAGACTTGTCCGGCACCATTAACTTGTGACCCTCTTCTTAGAATACCACAATATCGTAAATCTTCTTTATCCCCAAAAGCAGGAACTGTAATTGAAAAATCAACTAAAGCAACCGATGGTCTCATACCCGGAACTTTTAATCCATAAGTTTTTGCTATATTAAAAACTGACGACCTTTGTTGAGCATATTGAAGAACTGTCTCTTGAATACTTCTATCAATGTTAAATTGTAAGTTATCCGTTACCGCAGCGTTCAAATCTAATAATACAGAAAAAACAGACGCGTCATTGAAGTTTTGAATCGTGTCCGGATAATACGTTTTAGTGAAGTTAATTAACTCAGTTCTGATTGATTGGAAATCCCTTGTTGTGTAGGAAATTTTCTTGTTTGCCATAATTTTATATATTAATAATTACAAAGTCACTACTATTAAACACATCATTGTTGATGGTGTAATCAATCTTAACTTTCGCTGTATGTTCTTTATTCGACATATTTGGTACCCGAAATATTCTCTCATCGTTATCATTTATATAACTACCTTTATCTTCACTACCCTCTGAGGCGGCTTGGACACTAATGTTAGTTATTGTTATCCCCGGTAAATAGTTTCCCGCGGATTCTCGTATTTCAGATTCTATTTCTGAAAATGTTGGACCATCTAATGGTTCAAAAATAAACTCATATAATCTTGTCCCAAAATCCGGTAAATAATATCTACTACCTTTTCTTGTTAATAAAAGGTGTATTAAGTTAGACCTAATCTCTTGGTCATTATAATCTGATAAATCTAAGTATTTCCCATCAAAAGATTCTCTGAAAGGAAAAGTTAAACCATATGTTGTTCCATCTGCCATAACTATAAATATAGTGTCGTAATTATTTCTTATAAATAGAGTAAAATAAAAAATCACGACCGAAGTCGTGATTATTGTTATAATTATTTTAATTTAATTAAGAACCACACCCAAAACACTCAAATTCTGTGTCAGTAGGTTTTTGTGTTAAATCTACCGTTGGTTTTTCAATAGTCTTTGGTTGTTGTACTTTTGTAATATCAACTGCCAAATGTTTTGCCCCGGTTGATATTGCTTTTGTTCTAACATAGTAACAAAGAGTTTTTAATCCTTTACCCCAAGAATGGAAGTGAGATGATGAAATCTTTGATAATGTTGGTTCAGACATATAGATATTCATCGACTGTGATTGGTCAATAAATGGTGCTCTGTCAGCCGCCATATCAATAAGTTCTCTTTGAGATATTTCCCAAATTGTTCTATATTTAGGAATTAAATGTTCAATTCTTTTTACCTTTTTATTGTAATTCTTATCTTCCGTGTCCAAATAATGATTAAAGTTAATGTTTTGAACAGAACCTTCATTCATTATGATTTCATTTTTTAAATCCTCACACCAAACACCTAACTTTTCAAAATCGTTAATTAAGTATTTATTAACAATTAAAATTTCTCCCCCAACCACACGACGATTAAATAATGCCGAGTGAGCCGGTTCTGTCATTTCAAATGAACCTGTGATTTTAGCCGAAGATGCTACCGGCATCTGAGCCGTAAATAATGAGTTACAAACCCCGTGGTTGGACACCTCTAATTTAAGTGAGTCCCAATCCCACATTCTACCTAATCCTTCGTAATCTAATCCCCACATATCAAATTGAAATATCCCTTTTGACATTGGTGACCCTTTAAAGAATTTATATGGTTTGTATTCACCTGTTTTACATAAGTTCATACTTTCGGTGATTGCAGCAAAATAGATTGTTTCAAAAATTTCTTTGTTTAATTGTTTTGCCTCTTCAGTCGTGAAGATATAATCCATTAAGAAGAATACGTCAGCAAGACCTTGAGTTCCAATCGCAATCGCTCTTTGTTCTAAACCACCTTTTCTACCTTGTTCAGTTGAGTAACTATTAATGTCAACAACTTTGTTAAGTGCTCTAACAACCTTTCTAACCTCACTGTAAAGTAACTTGAAATCAAACTCACCTTTAATAATAAAGTTTTTCAATACCATAGATGATAATGTACAGATTGCTGTGGTGTTTTCATCAGTATATTGGTAAATCTCATTACATAGGTTAGATTGTTTAATCACCCCAATGTTTTGATGGTTTGTTTTTCTGTTTGCACTATCTTTAGAACATAAGTAAGGAACTCCGGTTTCAACCTGAGATTCAATAATTTTATTCCAAATTGTCTGAGCTTTCACTTTCTTACCTAAACCAAGTTCAACCGCTTTGTTGTAGTTTGATTCATACTCATCACCGTAAGCCTCTTGTAATGGTTTAATACCCGCTTTAACAATGTCGTTAGGGCAGAATAAGTACCAATCATCATTGTTCTTAACCGCGTTCATAAAGTTGTCCGGTAACCAAATTGACGTAAACAAATCTTTTGCTCTCAACTCCTCAGCACCTGTATTCTTTTTGATTTCAAGTAAGTCCATAATGTCTTTATGCCAAGGTTCTATGTAGATGGCGGCGCTACCCGGTCTTCTACCTTGTTGATTAAAGAATCTCAGTCCTTCGTTAACAATCTTTAGGTATTTCAATAAACCACCGGCAAATCCACCTGATGAGTTAATACGACTCTCTTTACTACGAATGTTAGACATACATAATCCAATACCTGCAGCATCTGATGAATACGTTGAAATATCATTAAAGGTGTCTAATAAACCTTGTCTTGAATCCCCGTTATTGTATTTCAACACACAGGACGCTAATTGAGGTGTTTTAGTTCCCGCATTAATCATAATTGGGGTTGCCGGAGAGATAAGTTGATTTGATAACGAATTGTAGTATTCAACCGCCTCTTCAAATGATTTAGTAACCCATAAAGCAACTCTCATATACATATGTTGCGGTCTTTCAACAACAACACCTTGTGGAGTCTTCAACAAATACATTTCCTGTAATGATTTCCACGCAAAATAATCAAAATTGTAATCATTCTCGTGATTTATTACAGAATCAATATCCCCCCAACCATATTCGTTAATAGTATCAATTAATATGTCATTAATAACTCCATCCTCGTGTAAACGTTTCATAGTATTACAGAAACTTTCGTCAGTTTCTTTATGATACGCAGAAATAGCCACCGAAGAAGCCAATCTTGAATAATCGTGATGACTACCGGTATAAGCCGCAGCAATCTCGTAAACCAATTTATCTAACTCTTTTGTGGTAATCACACCTTCAGTCGGAACAGAAGTAATCACCTTAATGAATACCTCATCAGCATTAACGTTTAACCCTTTAGCAGCTCTTTTTACTCGACTGTATATTTTTTGGGGGTTAAACGACACCTCGTCACCCCCTCTTTTTTTTATCTTTAATGACATCATATTTTAAAAATCTTCTGTAAATGTTAATGACTCACCTAATTTCGCCTTTTGGTATTCCATAGTTCTTGACTCAAAGAAATTACCCTTTGTCTCGACAGCTATTTGTTCCATAAATTTGAATGGTTGTTCCACATTAAAATGTTTCTTACATCCAAACTTAACTAATAGTCCGTCAGTTACAAATTCAAGATATTGTTTCATCAAATTTGAATTCATACCTATTAAAGATACAGGTAATGACTCAGTAATAAACTCTTTTTCAATCTCTAACGCAGATAATAAAATTTCTTTAATTCTTTTCTCTGTTGGTTTGTTCTCAACGTGATTGTTAATCAAATGGATAGCAAAATCACAGTGTAAGTTTTCATCTTTAAAAATAAGACTATTAGCGTTACACAATCCTTGCATAATTCCTCTTGATTTCATCCAAAAGATAGAACAGAATGAACCGGAGAAGAATATACCTTCAACCGCCGCAAACGCCACTAATCTTTCTTGAAATGAAGAGTTTTCAATCCAATCAAGAGCCCATTTAGCTTTCTTTTGAACGGCAGGTAATCTGTCAATTGCGTGAAAACATTCATCCTTTTCTTTCTCGTCAGATACGTAAGTATCAATCAATAATGAATACATTAATGAGTGAATGTTCTCCATCATAATTTGGAATCCGTAGAAGAACTTTGCTTCAGCATATTGAACTTCTTTTAAGAAATTCTCAGCCAAGTTTTCATTAACAATACCATCAGACGCCGCAAAGAACGCTAATACATTTTTAAGGAAGAACCTCTCATTATCAGATAGATTTTCCCAATCTCTAATATCGTTAGATAAATCCACTTCTTCTGCCGTCCAAAACGCGGCTTGGTGTTGTTTATAAAATTCCCATATATCGTTATGTTCTATAGGGAAGATAACGAATCGGTCATTATTCGGTTCTAATATTTTTTCTTTCATTTTAAATTAATTTTGTTGTTGGTTTTTTTCTTTTCTCTTGTCTAACAAGTCTTTGATTCTTTGTCTATTTCTTTCTTCGGTTTGTTCTTCTAATCCTAAGAATGTTACTGAACTTTCAGTATCAATCTCCAACATACCATTGTCAAATTTACAATTCTCAAAGACAACACCATCATCACCAATCCGTGATTTAGTAATTGCGATTGTTGCTAATTTCATTTCTTTTTGTTGTAAAGATTTAGCCACGGAAATGATTACGTGTCCAACCTGTGCTTTTTTAATAGACCCACCCATTTGGTCGGTTGTAACAACATCAGACGATATTGAACTTCTATTACCCTGAGTCGCTGTCCATCCTACCAAATCAAGTTCGTGACACATAGATTCAAAACCTCTCATCACAGACCCTTCAGATTTCCATTCATCCCCCAAGTTTTTATCCGGTACCACACAGTCAATGTAGTCCAATAATACCATATCAATTTTGATTCCTTCTGAAATCATTTTTCTGATTTGATTCTTAATCTGCATCATTGTTACAGTATCGGATGGAAGTTTTTTAAGTATCAATTCATTAGGCATTTTTTCCTTAATTTCTTGAACTTTAGTTATTACTTCATCTTTTCTAATAGACAATTCATCCGGATGGATTTTTGTCCATAATGTAATGTGTTTACGTTGAATAATCTTTGGGTTATCCTCAAAGAATATTTGTAACACATTATATCCCAAATTAAATGCGTGATTTGAGATTTTTGTAAGTAAAGTAGATTTACCTACACCTGTTGGTGCTAAAATAACACCGATTTCACCTTTAGCCAACCCTCCTTTTAAGAGTCTATCTATCCCCGGAATACCCATTGGTATCGGATGACGATAATCCTCGTTTAGAACATCATCTAAATTGCTGAAAACACTTTCCGTTCCCTTATCGTGTTCCCCAACCTGAAGAGCTTTACTCACCATCTCTTCTAATGTGTCGTAACTCTCAAATTCACCAGTGTCGATGATTTTTTGAGCTTTAACCATTACTTTCTGTAACTCCTGTTGTTTACAGAACTTCATCGATTTTTCTTGCACAAACTCAGCCCCTTCAAGCGTAGACTCCTTAACTTTTGTAAGGGTATCAATAATTATTTTTGCTGCTAGAGGTTGTTGTATCTCAGATTTTGTAATTTGTTCTAATGTGTCAAAGGTTGGTGTGTGTTCGTATTTTGTATAATACTCCTTAATCATTTGGATGATTAATTTGAAATATTTATTCTCAAAATAACTTGTTTCAATCACATCTATAATTGACCGTGAAAAGTCTTTGTCGATAATGATTTGGTTTAGTAATTGTATCTGAAAGGTGCTACCTAGATACTCGAAATTTTTGTTTGACGCCATATATTTTTTCTTTTAGTGTAATAATAAATACTACACACTTAGGGTAACATCTAGATATTTTTTTGTTAAATTTTTAGATGAAAAGATGTCAGTCAAGTTCATCAATAGGTTTTTTAGGTGTGGGCGTACATCCACAGTATATCTTATCTTTGGAGGGTATACTTTTGCGTCCACCTGTCTATGACAAATTGTCACATCATTTTGTTTGATGAAGATGTTAAAGTACTCCGGACCGTCCGTATTAGACGTTTCCAAAATAGCCGGATTGTTAATAATTTCGTACAGATTATCCGTCATATACGTTACGGTTTTCAACGACAATTGTTTTTGAATGTCGTCTTTAAATTCACGAAGTAATTCGTAAAGTTCCAAAGAGTTTTTACCCTCATTATTGAACTCTCTCACGTTAAAAAATCTTTGCACAATGATGTTATCATTTACCATCATTAAGAATTCTAATTTTACCGATTCTTGGTCTTTCATAGCTTTAGTTAATTGTTTTTATAATTTCTTTTTTCTTTTCTTGTTAATTTCATAAAGGGTCTAACAAAATTCACCCAAGCATCATCCCCCTTTGGTAGATACTTAAAAAACCCGTCTTCCATCATCATCTTAATAAGTCCTCTATGACCCCTACCATCAGGGTCTAAAGTTTCTTTATAATACAATTCAACAAGTTCTTTAGCATCATCAGTAATTAATGGGTTTGATAAGTTTATGATTTTTTCATTTATCACAAAAAATTCATCACCATAAACACCACTTTTAGTTTTACCGGATAAAAGATTTTGTAATGTCTTATTATCTTTATTCTCCTTTAGTAGAGTTTCTGCCTTTTCTAAAATATCGGTGATTGAAACCGGTTTTTCAAGTAGCTCAGGAAAAAACTTTATAAGTGTTTTCTCCCCCAACCCTGAAATACCATCAATATTATCCGATTTATCTCCCGATAAAATTTTATAAGTTCTAATGTTTTGATGCGGAAATTCGTAAAAATCACATTTGATTTTACTTCCAACGTGATAAGTTTGTTTGGTTCTCGGATAAAACACCGATACCTTATCCGAGATTAATTGGGTAAGGTCTTTATCCCCCGAATAGATGGTCTTTTGTTCGTTCTCCGAGATTTGGCAGTAGTAAGCAATCAAATCATCTGCTTCGTTATTATCTACGTTGATTTGTCTTATATAACAGTCCTCCAAGTATTGTTTGATTCTTTCTTTCTGCTCAGTGAAAGAATCTAACTTATACTCGTTGTCTCTGTCTCTACGTTGTTCTTTATATTGGGGATAAATAAGTTTTCGAGTCGAAGAGTTATCATCACCGTCCCACATAACAACAACCTTATCAAAGTCTTGTTCGTCTATGAAACGTCTAATGGTATTCACAAAGTGCCATAAGGCACCTATGTGTTTTCCATTGTGATAATAATCTTTAACCCCGTGGAATCCAATCTTTACTAAATTGTTTCCGTCAACCAAAAGTGTTTTAGTCACTTGTTTTTGTTTGTATTCGTTACTACTCTTTTTCTTCTACCTCTTTTTCTTCTACCTCTTTCAAATCGTAATCACCATCTGTTCCGATGATATTCTTCCAATATTCAGAGTATTCTTTTTTGTATTTCTCAATAGACGCTTTTTCTTCGGTAGTTTCTTTACCTGCCAAGAATCCGTGAGGTGTTACAATAATCTTACCATCTTCATAACCCAATCCGTTGATGTGGTTTTTCATTACTGAGATTTTAGTTCTCACAGCAAATTTGATAGTTCTTTTATCTTTAGTCGCGGTAATCTTTGTTGTTCCCGCACCTTTTTCATTCCCGAAACGGAAAACTAATGAGGAGTTCAACCAAATCGCCTCACCACCTTTAGCCTTAATTTTAGGTTGTCCAAATGGATTATCCGGAAGTTCAACCCAAGGTTGGTTAACAATAACCAAAGTATTCTCATATTTAGAATCCGCTTTACGACTTCCCGATATTCTTTGATTGATACCCATACCAATTTTGTCAGCCAACGCCGCCGCGTTATGTTGTTTACCACCTTTACCTTCAAAAGTCATTTTACAAGGAACTGAACCAACAGAATCCCATAAGAACAATAAACTATAATCTAATTCACCTTTCTCTTGAGCGTCAAGTAAACTATTAATGTAATCTGTAATTTGTTCTATATAACTAAAGTTATTATTGAAGATGTAGAACCCGTCCCATTCTAATTCACCCGTTTCTTCATCAACCATTTCTTCACAATCAAAACCCATAAGTTTTGCGTGTTCAAATGACCACTTTTGTTCGGTAATAATGAATACCGGTAATATTTGTTTTTTCTGAGCATCAACAGCACATTTCACCAACGCAGTTGTTTTACCTGTATCTGAGTGACCCAAGAACATATTTAAGTGTCCTATAGCCGGTCCCGGAATACCAACAGCATCCAAAAAGTCAGGACCTAAGTCGAAAAACCTTTGTGGTTTGTATTTTGCAGATGTCGAGAATTTGTCCTTAATGGACTTAAAATCGTGTTTTTTAATCGCCATATGTCTAAGTTAAATTAATTTTTTGAGTTTTTTTAGACAAGTTGGACACTAATTATGTCTTAGTGTCCAAGTTATTTGTCCAAGTTTTTTTTTGATTAGAATGGCATATCATCATCCTCTTCAGCGCCCGCTTGTGGGTCAATTGGAGCCGATGGTTTAGAACCACCAAATGAAGTTTCACTTTCATCAGAGTTACCATAATCGTAACCACCTTTGTCAGTATTCCATTTTGGAGATTCGCCTCTTGCAATAGCTTCTAAGTATTCAACCGGTTTTTTAGAGTAAACATCTTCCCAAGTTAATTCATCGTTAACCCAACTTTCAGAAAGTTTTGTGTCTTCGTGAATTGGAGCCGCGTCATCATACATAACTGTCTGAATTACCGTGTAAACCGCCCCTTTTGGAGTTTTAGCTTTTGTTAATTCAAGGATAAGGTCTCTCCCTTTTTCAGGGTCAGCAATATCTCCTTTGTTTCTGTAGATAGGGATGATTTTGTCATAGATACCCTCATTTTTGTAGTTAGATTTAAATCTCCAAAATTTAACTCCATCTTCTTCGTTATCTCTATCGATAACTTTAACAATGTAGAATTTACGTGATAAATAAGTAGATGACAATTTTTTGTCATTTTCATTACCTGTCGAACGAAGTTCTTCGTAAACCTCAGTTAAAGGTGAACGTTCATTGTCATTTTTTCCCGGGTCATAAAATTTTTGGAATTTTCCATCAACTTGAATCTCGTGGTACCAAACTTCTTTAAATGGTGAAGAACCATCTGTAGTTGGTAAGATTCTTAATCTTCGTTGACCTTGAGTTTCCTTATCTGAAAGGATAGCCGCGAAGTATTTTTTCATTCTTTCTTCTTGTGTAAATTTTGAGGTAGAAGAAGTACTACCTTGTTTTGCTTTCTCGTATTGAGCCAAAACTGCGTCTAATGAATTTGTCGCCATAGTGTTTAAAATATTTAAAGGTTTATAAAAGTATAAGTGTCAGCCGTGTGTTTGTCAAATTGTTTTGTAAAAAAAAAAGGGTACTAAGACCCTTTTAATTATCTTACTTGTTGGAACCCTGATGAAGAATCATCAAAATTTCTAAATGTTTTTTTAATTTCGATTGGTGAATAATCTTGAACCTCATCTTGAGTTAAAACATACTCATTTTTTCCTGATTTTTCCATATCCTCTTCCTTATCATCAAAGAATTGACTTAATTTTTGATTGAATGGTCCTGAATCTAATGTTCTTAATTCTAATCTTTCTTGAGGAGTTTTTTCTCTATATTTTTCAATTTTCATTTCTAAGTCATTTAACTTAGTCATAATACCGTCCATTTCACCTAACTTAGATTCTAAATTATCTAAATGTTGGAATAGGTTATCAAAATATTCCTCTTGTTTTTGTTCAACTTTTTTCTGAGATTTTACTAAATCAGTAATATCCATTTCTTCAGTTTTACCTGTTTCTCCATCACCCTCAACTTTTTCAACATCAGGGTCATTGGATAAATCCACAGGTTGAGGTCCTGTAGGTGCTGCCGGTGCCGCCATACTTGGGTCAACAGGTGCCGGAGCACCTCCTGCCGGTGGTAAAGCGTTTGGGTCTTCACCCGGTGGTGGAGGTAATGTAGCGTCTTGCTCTACAATATAATTATTAATTGAATTATATCTAGCAATCTCTTCTAAAATCCTATTGTCTATTTTTTTCATTTTATCCGTTTAATAATTGTTTTACACCAGTTGTTGTTTCAACTTGAATTTTTCTATTTTGACTCATTGTATTGTCAACTCTTTCTATTAGACCATCTTTCATTCTAATTGTATAACAATCTCCTGACTCTAAATCACAAATTTGTTTTGAACCGTTACCCATATCTTTTTCAGTAGTACGAGTTTTTTTACCTAAGTAATTCTCTAATAATGATTTTGTATCCATAATCTTTTTTATATATAAATATCTGTTAGTTAAGAAAAATTTAATTTAACATTTTGTTCCATTCTTAGAACAAGGTTTTCCATCCCAAATAATTTCCATACCGGTATACGGATTAGGGTAACAATTACAACATATGTCATCTTTAATTGCATCCCAATCACCAACATCAATTATTTGACGATACGTAAATCCTTCACCAGGACAATCCAACGGCATAATGACCTTATTACGTACAAATCTTAAATCTGAAAACGCATTAATTTTAACAATAAAAGCATTTTGATAAGTATTATCATTACGAACTAGTTCTATCGCCTCAATAACGTTAGCATTAGTTATGAATGAACCTGTATTATTTTTATTAGTGTTCATAGTAAAAGTAGCAATTTCAACTAAATCCATTTGACCCGGAAGATATAATTTAGCAGGATATGATTGACTTAAAATATTACCATTACTAAGAATAACAAAATCACCACTTAAAGACCCATTACTATTTATTTTTAAATTTTTAAAAAAATAAGTGTTTAAAACTAACGACTCTTCAAGAATACCTTTATCCCCACTAGTTGTTGGTGGTATTGCTGTTGGTGCCGGTGTTGTCGCCGGAGGTGTTTGATTAGTATTATTCCCACTTGTTGGATTATAAACATTAATAGCGTTTTGAACATTATTTTCAATTGTTGTCACGTCAGTCGGGTTTAGAGTTGTATATTCTGTCTCCGGTGAAATACCGCTTTCACCATATAATATTAAAAATTTAGTAATATCTTTAGCACTAATACTATTAATTTTACCAACTCTATCTTTATATCTTGAAATTAAAAAATCAATATTTTGACTCAAACTTTTAAATGTAATATAAGGAATATTTGAATCACTACAATAATATTTTTTTGTTGTAAAGAATGTCTCCACGGATGGTCCCCAATCTTGTTTCAAATCAGTATTACTATAATTGAATGATTGAGATTGCAACAACCCACTTTGAGACGAGCTTAAATACATTTTAGCAAAAACAGCATATCGTATTTTTTGGTCTGTTGTTTTTGTTGATATTATATCAACCACTTCTTTATATGTTGCACTAGTCGCATTTTTAGTGTCTGTCGCGATAAACTTAACATACTTATCATTTTTAACCTTACTTGGTGGACATTTTTGACTATTACTTTGAGTTGTACCATCTTGGTCAACACTATCACTAACTACAGCAGCGTTCTGAGTAATACTGTTAGTGGTTGTTGCCGAGAGTGCCGCCTTTTCTTTTTCCTGTTTATTTTTTTTATTTTCATCAATTATTGATTGTAATAATGTTGTTTTAAGAGATTGAATATAATTATCTAACTTGGGTAAAGATGCTGTTGGTTGTCTAATACCTTCAAATGTTGTATCAAAATGTCCCGGTGTTATTGAGTGATTAACTTTTTGTATCATATATGGACCACTAAACATTGGGACGTGTCTTAAATTAAAATACATCGTTGGTTGTATCATAGCATTACCCATCATACTAACAGTACAAGAATAACTTCTATTTTTATATAAATTATATAATGAAGTATTCTGAGTTGCCCCTCCTCTATTATTTGATTGATTCGCCATTTGATTTAATACCTCTAATGATTCCGCAGTCGCTAACCCCGGATTTTGACTAATATTAAACCCGTGAAATATTGATTGATTTTGTGGTCCAAAATCTACATTAAACCCAACAACCTTATTTGATTTATCCCAATCATTTTTACCTATTTGATTTTCAACCAATGGATTATCAACACGTCTCAAATCAAACGCATCATTTCTATAACGGTAATCAACATTCTCTTTTAAGTCTAATTGTTCACTTGGTTTTCCGGCGTAAAAACAAACCATCTTAGCAGATGAATTTCGATAATCAACATTCATAAATGTCCCAAATAAAGTGTTTGCAAACTCTAAAGTCCCTTCAGGTTTTGGTTTTGGATTCTTAACCGCATCTTGGACATTATAAAAATTAACATATGACGGTATATTCATAACTACAAAATTATTTCTAACTAAAATAGTTTGAATATACGTTAACATTGTTGAAGCAACATTAATTTCTTTTAAATCATCTTTTAATTTTTGAACATCCACTAAAACTAAATTACCAACATCTCTACTCGCTCTATCTAATAGTAAGACATCTTCAAATAATGTTTTTTCTTTAAAGTCAGTCCCGGAAATCCATTTATCGTTTGTTGCTTTAAATGATTCCCATAATTCAAGTTTAGTTTGTTTACTTTCTAACACCGTTTCAGGTTTAGTTTGTGGTGTAAAATTAACGTTTGGTAATGATTTTTGTAATTTAATCATAAGATTATTGATAATTCTATTGTTAAACAAATCTAAATTATCTAAATAATCATTCATTAATTTAACAAACTTTTCGTAATTTAAAGTATTATCTTTTAATTTCTGAGTAGCATATATTTTAATAATAGGTGCCAATTTTTCAATGTTATACACATCAAAGGCGACATTACAATCTATAAAGAAATCAGTAATATATGAACCACCATCTTTATACGTTAATTGAGGTATTTCAGAAAAACCAACGTATGTCTCCAAAGCCGCCCATTCTAACGGATAAGTCGTAATTGAATTATTTAATGTTCTTCCCGTAGGTAACGAATTTGGTGTCATATAGTTATAATAATCCCACGTAACCGGAGTTTCAATTCTATGGTTACTTGAGAACGTATAAAACAATTGTTTGTTAAACGAAGATGGGTTACCTAATTTAAAATAAACATCGTAGTTTAAAAATTGATTAATTATATTTGAAATATTTGATAACTGTTTATTTTGAATATTTTCCACCCATTCCACATTATTTGTTGCCGTATTTGGAATTTTCATCATATTCCTCATTAATGATTGGAAATTTTTAAAAGATTTTTGTGTTTCAGTATCTGTTGAGTTTATATCTGTCTCATAATCGTAGATAGATATTGAGAAATTTAAAAACTCTGTTTCAAAGTTATCTAAAGCGTCTCTATCAAAAACTGAAAAAATTTCACTAATTTTTGTATAGTCCTGACTTAACCCATTTATGGAGAAATTTTCTTGAGCTTCTTGACCTGAAAAGATTTGTTTTAGGTAGTGAATAGGTTCCGGTTTTATTACTTTAGTATTATCAAAATATCCATAATTAGGTGAACCCCAAAATAATCTAGCAGAACCATTGTACATCGCAGTATTACCGGTAACTTGATAAACTAAATTATCTGATGTGTCAAAACACTCATTTTTAGTTTGGTTAATTAATCCCCCATGAGATGGTAGAATATAGATATATTGTCCATAATCAGCAACAATAGATACAGACCAAGGGATTACCGAAATAGTTTGACTATTACCTGTTGTAGTCCCTGTTACATTATTTATAACCGCCTCAGGAACATAATTTAACAATATACCTTCACTAAACCCATTTTGAATATCAGAACTAGTATAACCTGTATAAACATTATATCCTTGATAAAAAACATTAAAATCGTTAATTAATTTAGGATAAAATCCTGTGTTAATTATTGTTTGAACGTTAGTTGCCCCCATTGGAATTGAGAATGTTGGAATTATGTTTGTTGTTTCCAACACCATTGTCGTCGCAGAAACTTGTCCCGGAATAGTAAAATTATAAACTGTTGAGGCACTATTATTAACCGGGTCATAATTTTTAACCGCGTCAAACTTTTTCCAACAATTATCTAAAATATCAACATTAGTATTAACATATTTTTTATAACGATGCCAAATTGAACCTATTTTTAATATCCAAGCATATGGGACTTTATGAAGAGCCGCATATTTTTTCATAGACGCGAATATATAGTCTAAATTCTCATCAGAATAATTTGTATCATTACCTGTGTATGTTTTATATTTTTCCCTTAGTGTCGATAAAGGTAAGCTATTAATAAACAAATAGGCGGAACTAATATATGGGTTTGCATCTTGATTAATAGAATTCACCACACCCTCTTGAATTGAGTTTATAAAATATGGTGTATTAAAAATTGATGTAGTTTGATAACTACTAACAAGTCCACTATAATTTAAATATTTGACATCCCCTTCAGTTGGTAATTGATTAGTATATGTTCTAGTACTATAAAAATTCCTCAAATCATCGTCAACAATTGTTGGCATTACAACATTTTTATAAACAAAATTTGTTATTGGTTTTTTAACATCTTCAGATTGGATAT